GGAATGCACGGCACGAGCAAGCGCGTGGCGGTCGGCGTCTTGGACGCGAGCGCCGGGCTTGCCGTTGGTGCGCACACCTTCGGCCCCGAGATCCCCGACAACGCCGTGATTGATCGCGCCTGGTACGACGTGCTCACCACGTTCCAGTCTGCGACGGACGCCGCGACCATCGCGCTCGGAATCGAGACCGACGACGACGAGTGCTTCGTCGCCGCGACCGCGATTTCCGCTGGAGGGAACATCTACGACGCTGGGCTTCAGGCCACCCTCATGGACGCCGCGACCATTGCGACAGCGCTCAAGACAGCAGGCGCGCGGCAGCTTGTCGCAACGGTCGCCGTCGAGGCGCTCACGGCAGGCAAGCTCGTCGTCGTGGCTGAGTACACGGTCACCGAGTAACGTGGACCAGTGACAGCATGGGACACGATCACTGAGCGGACGGCGCGAGCCTTGCAGCCCGTGTTTGGTCGCTCAGTGACCTACTACCCAATCACCGCCGACCCTTACACCTTTGTTGCGATCGCCTTCGACGAGGTGTTTCAATCCGTTGAAATGGCACAGGCCCAGGTACAGGTGGCTTCTCGCAATCCGGTACTGGACGTGTACCTCGATGACATGAGCACAGAGCCTGAGGAGGGTGACGAGCTAGTTGTCGCAAGTAAACGCTATCAGGTCGACGAGATCCAACCCAGTGGCAATGGGGACGCGAAGCTCATCCTGTCTCGGGTGGTGAGCTGATGGCGACCGCAGCCCGGACAGCGCTTCGCGAGGCGGTGATCGCGGTGCTCGAGGTCGCGGAAATCGTCGCCGAGGGGCACGTCCACGACACCAGGACAACGGCTGTTCCGGACGCAGCGGACGCCTATCCGTTGATTGTGGTCCGCACTCCGGGTACGCGTGACCTGGTCCAAGGTCGGCAGGGACTCAGTTATGAGCGCCAAACCACTGTGCTCGTGGACTGCTACAGCGTAGGTTCCAGCGATGCGGCGGTGGCCGCACAGGTGGACCAGCTTTCGCAGGCCGTCACCGAAGCGGTCCTCCAGTCCGCCAGCTTCGTCGGGACGTACGGGCCGGTCTTGGAGGTGGACGAGGCCGCGGATGTCGTAAACAAGGGCGCTCGTCGATACGGGTTGGCCCGGATCGAGTTCGTGGTCCCTCGGTTGGTCAACTACACCTTGGTTGGTGTGGATTGTCTCAAATCGATCGTGCTAAAGATCGATTTGATCGACGAGACCACCGGCGAACCCGATGGCAACATTGATGCCGAGGTTCACTTCGAGGATCTCGATACGTAGGAGGATTTCATGCCCCAGCGAATCCACCTCACCCCGGCGAAGGACACGAAGCGCGGCGGTGTGCTGCTCGTCCCGTGGCCGGTGGGGACCCCAAAGGCGGGACGGTGTCTGCCCGACGAGGGGGCGTTCGTGCTCCTGACCACCTACTGGCGACGGCGCATCGCGGACGGTTCCGTGGTCGTGACCGAGCCCCAGGAGAGCTGAAATGGGCGTTGCGATCCCCAGCCTGCCTGCCGATTGGCGTGTGCCGCTCTTCTATGCCGAGCTCGACCGCGAGTTTTCGGGCAGCCCAGCCGCCGCCACATATCGAACGGTGATCATCGGTCAGAGGTTGTCAACGGGCACGATCGCCGCTGGCACCCTCAAGCTCGTGTCGAGTGCCTCGAAGGCTCAGGAGTACTTCGGGGTCGGCTCGATGCTGGCGCGGATGGTCGAGATCTACATCAAGAATGACCCGTATGCGACCCTCTATGCGATCGCCCTCGACGACGCAGGGGCCGGTGCAGCGGCGGTGGGCTCGATCACGTTCAGCGGAACAGCGACCGAAAACGGGACCATCTTCGCGTACATCGCCGGACAGCGGGTGACGCTCGGGGTCGAGTCAGGAGACACGGCGAACGAGATCGCGACCGCTCTGGCGGCGGAGCTCATCGCCAACTGGGTGTCACTGCCGGTCACGGCTGCCGAAGCAGCCCCGGCGGTGACCCTGACCGCGAAGCACAAGGGCGCACTAGGCAACTCGATTGACGTCCAGCTCAACTACCGCGGGGACGCGGGTGGTGAGAAGCTGCCTGCAGGGATCACCGCGGTAGTCGTGCAGCCCACGGGTGGGAGTGCGGATCCCACACTGAGCACGGCGCTTACGGCGATCGCGGTTGAGGACTTCCGGTACATCGTCCAGCCATACGCGGACGACACCAACCTCGACGACTTGGACGACGAGCTCGTTGATCGTTGGGGTCCGCTCCGCGGGCTGCTCTGCCACGCCTTCGGCGCAGCTTGCGACGCCTACGCTGACCACGTCACCTGGGGTGGGTTCCGGAACAGCGCGCACAACACCACCCTCTGCGTCGAGGAAACCACCCCTACGCCGCCGTGGGAGCTTGTGGCGGCTTTCTGTGGACAGGTCGCGAAGAGCACCCGCAGCCGGGTCAACCGCCCGGTGTGGACGCTTCCCCTGCTGGGTTGCCTCCCGGCCCCGCTCGCGAATCGATTCGATCCGACGGAGCGCAACACGCTGCTCCACAACGGCTGTGCGACGGCGAAGGCAAATGCCGCCGACAAGCTCGTGATTGATCGCGCGGCGACGAACTACCAGACCAATCCTGGGGGTGGCGCTGACGACACCTACCTCGACACGACTACGCCCCTGACCTTGGCCTACATGATCGACGGCCTCAAAGGGCTGGTCACCGGGAAGTTCGCCCGCGTGATCCTGGTCGACGACGGTGTCCCCATCGGGGCCGGTGAGCCTGTGGTGTCGCCGAGCATCATTGAGGGTGAGCTCGACGGGCTCTATCAGGAGTACTGCGACGCCCACATCGCCGAGAACTTCGAGGCATGGCAGCAGTTCAGGAAGGTCGAGCGGAACAACACCGATCCCAACCGGGTCGACGTTCTGTTCGTCCCCGATCTGGCGAACGCGGTGGCCGTGTTCGGGGTCCTGGTGCGCCCGTGGCTCCAGTACCCCGACGGCGTGACCGACTGATAAGGAGGAGGTGAGATGGCCGAGGGACGTGTAGCGGGGACCTTGTACCTCCGAATCGATGGCGTGCAGTACACCGTCAAGGGGTCGGTCAAGTTCAAGCTCGGCGGGGCAGAGCGTGAGCCACTCGAGGACACACTGAGCCCCTACACCGGGGCCTACAAGGAGATGAGCAAAGCAGGAGTGATCTCCGCCACGCTCCAGGACTCCGGCGGACTCAGCGTCGACGCGCTGAACAATATCCGCGACGCATCCGTGCAGCTCGAGCTGGCTTCGGGCAAGCGCTACACCTGGCCTCGCATGACGAGCCGGGGAGGAATCGAGCCGGATGCCGGTGAGGGCGAGTTGGAGCTCCAGCTCTTCGGCGCCCCCGGCAAGGAGAAGACGGTCTGATGCGAACACCTCGACGAGTAATGGTCACCCCGCAACAAAAGCCGGCGGGCAGCCCTTGTGACACCGCTCCCGGATCCGCAGCGTGTCCATCAGGACGACCCCCCCGTGAGCCGGTCGCCGAAGTACAGCTACAGCATCCGATCTTCCCCTATGGATAGCGGACTCTCGTGTTGCGGTTCTGGCGTCGTCCGACGATCGGAGATGTCGCCGCGACCGAGCAGATCGGAGACGTCGGACGCGTGATCGTACTCGTGTCCCGGCTCTGCGAGATCCCCGAGTCGGACGCTCGTGCCATTGACGTCGCTGACATGGAGGCGGTTTCGGAGGGGGGCGCGGATTTTTTCGGATCCTGCCCAAGAACT